CGGGGCCGGCCTGCATGGCTCGTTTGACGGCCATGCAGGCGATGCGCTTCAACGTGGCGGGCTTGGCGGTGTGCCACTGCGGGCAGGTGGTGCGGATCATGTCGCTCGCGTCCTGTAGCAGCGTCTCGGCGCGGGTTCGTTCGGCGCCGGTGAGCGCGTGCCATCGGGCTTCGAGGTCGCCGACCTGCGCGAACGGCTTCTCGTCGTCCGTTTCGTCCTCTCCCCCGCCGTCTGACGTCACGGTTGTGCCGTCGGACAGGTTGAGCGGGGTGCTGGGGTATCCGTCCATGCGGGGTCTCCTTAGGCGAGCAGGCCGGCGGCCTTGAGCTTGGTCAGCATGGAGTTGACCTTCGCGACGATGGCCGCCGAGTCGGCGGATGCGGCGAGCTGCGCTTCGGCCGCCTGCTGGAGCACGCCCGCGCGCGCCGGCGGTCGGCGCGGGCGGCGTGAACGTAGACGGCTTGCCGGCGATGGCCGACCATGCGATGGTTGCGACGCCTTCCGCGAACGGGGTGCCGTCGGGCTTGACCAGACGCACGGGAATGGACAGGCCGGTCTCGTCGGCCTCGTCGTGTTCCTGTACTACGAGCGTCTGGGTGAGGGGCGCGGCCATCACTTGCTCGCCTTGACGGAGGATGTGGACTTCTTGAGCACGGCGATGCCCTTGGGGTCGAGGATCGCGTAGGAGTACATGGCCTCAGTGCGGTAGGCGATCTGGTTGACGCCCTTGAGGTCCTTGCCGGTGTTGTCGGGGTCGCCGTATTCGATGATCTCGCTCCAGATGTCGCGCACCATGCCCCACTTGATGAGGCGGAAGTCGCCGAGGAAGGCGAGGATGCCGGTCGCCGGGGTGACGAGCCGGCCGTTGACCGTGCCGGACGTGGCGGCCGGGATGCCGTCGAGGTTGCCGACCTGAAGGTTGATCGGGATCTCCGGGTAGAAGCGCTGGCCGGTGGAGGGAACGCGGATCTTGCGCAGCTCGTTCGCCATGGTCTTGGACAGGGCGATGCCGTTGATGTCGTACTCGTCGCTGACGGCCTCGGCGAGGCTGTCGATGTCGGCGACGCGATCGTCGGTGGCCGGCACGCTGACCGCGCTTTTGGCGAGCGCGTTGAAGCCTTCGAGGGTCGTTTTCTTCTTGGGGTCGAAGGCGTGGTAGACGACGTAGTCGAGGACGCGGCCCATCGCGGCGGCCTGGTCTGCCTGGATCTTGCTGATGATCTCCAGTTTGGCGTCGTCGTCGGCCCACTGGAGCTCGTTGCTGAGGCGGGTGGTGGTCTGCACCTTGAAGCGCTTGCCGACGACCGGGGTGAGGGTTTCCTCGTAGCTGGACTTCTGCGCGCCTTCGGCGACGACCTCGGCTTCGGAATTGCCGGTGAAGACCATGTAGTCCTTGTCGAGGAAGAGCTGGGGTTCGCTCGGGGACAGTGCGGCGATGGTGCTGGTGTCCTTGGCGCGCTTGGTGATGACGGTGGCTACTTCCTTGGGGAGCAGCACCTTGCTGGTGTCGAGTGCCATGATGATGGTTTCCTTTCGGATGGTTGGTGGCGGTTAGTCTTTGTTGCCGAAGAGGCTGCGCACGTATGCCTTGGCTCGTTCGTCGGCGGTTTGGCCGGCGGGGTGCTGTGCCGGGTTGGGCACGTTCGGCAGCTTCGGCGCTGGGTGCATGAGCGGTTTGAGGATGCCGGCGTGCGCCTGAATCTCCTCTAGGGTGCTGCCGCGCAATGCTTCGGCCGGGATGCCGGTCTTGGCTGATACCTGCGTCTTCCATTCGGCCTGCTGTTCCTTGGCCTTGTAGGCGGCGACCTGCGCTTCGAGTTCCTGCGTGCGCTTGGCGGCCTTCTCGGTCTCGCTCATTTGGGATTCCTTGAGCTTTTCCAGCTCGTCGGCGGCGGCCTTGTTGGCCTTGGCCTTCTTTTCCCAGTCGCGCGAGTGGCCGAGCGCTTCCTTGTATTTGGCTTCCCAGTCGGTCTCCTCGCCGTTGCCGTTCGGTTTGGCCGGCGGGGTGGGGTCGGTGGTGTCCGAACCGCCTTCGGCGGGCGGGGCGATGTATCGGATATGGGGGTGCTGGAGGTTGAGGAACATGGTTGTTCTCCTTGTGTTCGGGCCCTTTCCGGGCATTGAAAAAGCCACCCGTGCGGGTGGCTGAAAACTCTTGGCCCGGTTGGCGGGCATGAAAAAGCCCCGGCGGATGTCGGCCGGGGCTGGGATCAGTCGGCGAGCGCCAGTGCGATGAGGTTGCGGCTGGGCTGGTCGATGTGGTCTTTGGGTTTGTTGTGGTAGAGGCAGTGGAGCAGGTCGGCACGCAGCTCCGTGTCGGTTAGTGTGACGCCGGTGTCTTCGATATTGAAGTAAGGGGTTTCGAAGCGTTCGGAGTAGTCGAGTAGGAGCAGGTCGGTGTTGTCGTTGTGGTGTTGGGTGAAGTATTCTTCTTCGCTCATGACAATGCCTCCTGAATCATGGTATTGAACATTTTAGCCGATTCGGGGAAGTAGTTGGCGATGAGCCGCCATGCTTCGGGGTTTGCCATCTGCGCGTCGAGCATTTCGGCGAACGCTTCGGTGGATTGGAGTTGTCCGCTTTGCCGGAAGTAGCCTTTGGGGTGGCCGACGCTGCCGTGGTAGTCGTCGCCTAGGGCGGCTTGGAGCATGTCTTCGACGTTGCGGTCGGTTTTTGCGGAGTTCGTCGCGATCTCTCGGGCGATGGCCTTCATGACGCTTTGTCGGCCGGCGGGCTTGTCTTCGGCCATGAGGGTTGCCTGTGTGGTGTCGAATATGCGTTGGGCGTCCCTTTTGAGCACGTCGTTGAACAGTTTGCCGTTGTGAGGGGCCCATGAGAACGAGTTCTTGTCGAGTAGCCAGTCGAGCATGTGGCCGCTTTCGTGGAAGAGGTTCTGCACTGGGCGGTGTGCGTTGTCTCCGGCCATGACGGTGTCGAGGTTGAGGTGGATGCCGCCGTCGGAGGGACTGAAGTAAGCGCCTTTGGGGAGCCGTGTTTCTTTGATGTCGTATTGGGCGGCGTATTTGGCCCAGAGCCTCGCCGCGTCTTTGTGCTCGGTTTTGTTGAGGAGCCGGTTGACGCGGCGGGTATACGCTTCGCCGAGTTGTTGTTCGAGTCTGCTGCCTCGCGGGATGCGCAGGTCTGGCGCGAATTCCGATCCGTCGGTGAACATGTCCGGCGATTCGCTGCGCATCCACGAGAGCACGGTGTTGGGATCGCTGCCGTCCCCGGCCGCTTTGGCGGCGTTCTTTGCCTGCTGGTATATGGCCTTGAGTTTGTCGGGGTCGTAGCCGTCGATCTCGGTCTCTCCCCACGAGGGGACGATCTTGCAGTCGCAGTCGTGGTGGTACCTGTGCCACTTGCCGGCGGTGTCCTCGCTGGCATAGACGAAGCCTCTGGACGCGAGCATGGCGCAGAACGCGCAGGTCTTGCCTTGGGGCACTCGCGCGTATTTGGGGCGGGTGGGGTCGTTCTGGGCGGTGAACCGTCCTGTGAGGCGTGCGGTCTCGTTGATGACGTCCTTGGCCAGGCGCGCCCAGTCGTCTTCGGTGTAGCCCTGCGTGTTGACGGCCCAGAGGTGATCCATGGTCAGGCCGGCTTTGCTTCGGCCGTTGATGACGTCGGTGAATTTCGCACCGACGTGCATGGTGTTGTTGTAGCCGCCGACGATCTGCCAGAAGGCGCGGTCCGAGCTGACCTGCGCCTCCTTGTAGTCGGGCATGCTGATGCCGGCGGCTTCGGCCCATGCGGCTCGCACGTTCCTGTAATAGTCCTGTGCGATGAGGTTGGCTTTGCGCGCGTAGTCTTCCAGTTGGCGTCGGGCTTCGGTGGTGGGATCATCGCCGAAGTAGAGGCTGTTGGGCACCATCGTCTTGGCTTCGATGATGAGGTCGGCGAGCTCGTCCTGATAGTCGTCCCACATGTCGTTGAGGTGCCCGTTGAACGCTTTACGCTGCGCCGGGCTGAGGTTGCTCAGCGGCAGGCTGTTGCTGTCCATTGGCTGCGGCCTCCTGCGTGTCGGTCTTGGCGGTGGCGATCTTGGCGCGTAGTTCGTCGATGGCGTTCTGCGTGCGCTGCTGTTTCTCGTAGGCGCGATGGGCGGCGATCTCGTCCCATGTCAGGCCGGCGCGGCTCAGGCCCACGTCGCTGTCGGCGAAGGCGGGGTTGGTGGACGCGACCTTCTGGTACCAGTCGGCGCGGGCGGCGTCGCTGGCTTCCTTGGTGGGTGCCCAGATCGGTCGCAGTTGGCGGATGTCGGCTTCGTCCGCGCCCTGGGCGGCGAGCGCCATGGCGAGGATGCTTTTGATGCTTTCGCCGAAGCGTTTGTTTTGCCGGTCGGCGGTGCGGGAGAGTTTGCGTTCGGCTTCGGCCATGGCTTCGGCGCTGGCGGGGTTGTCCATGGTGATGCCGAGGTCGTTGACGGGGATGTCGGTTTCGCTGCTGACCATGAGGGCGACGGTTCTGAGCATGTCGGAGTGCGGCTGCATCGAGGCCTGTGTGAGTTGGCGCAGTTCGGGTTTTTCGCCGTTGCGGCCGGCGGGGATGCCGTTGATGACGCTGACGATGCTGCCCCATGTGTCGGGGCTTACCTGTCCTTTGTTGGCTCCGAGGAACCATATGCGTGGTGCCGCGTAGAATTCTGCGGTCGCTTCCATGCGCACGAGGGTGCGCAGTCCGAGGTCGGTGAGG